CTCTGATCTGCTGCATGTTAGAGTGTTTAGTGACCTCACGCATACCTCCATCCATGGCCACTTGTCTGGTGTGATCCAGATCACCTCTCCATCCTTGGCGAGGTTCCTGTCCAGACATAAACAGGTTAGTGTTCTCTTTGCGACAGTATGTCTTCGCTTCCTCATGTGTACCTTTGCGTATCTCCCAGTGAATACCTAGACCTATCTTACTCACTAGCTGAGTCACTCTCATTGCCTTGTGTAGAATGGTGTACCCTTGCAGGTGAGGAGTCCCCGACTCTCCTACCTCTTCTCCCCACACCATGAACTTCCACCAGTCACCTTCCTTAAGGGACTTCATCCCCTCAGGGGTCCAGTTGTTGTACGTGAACACATAGTTTACTGATGCTGGTGGTTGTGCCTTTCTTTTCTTTGCCTCCTTGGCGTTGGTTTCTACGTGGCGCGACATGGTTCGCGTTTGGGTGTGTCGATCAATGAAAATGGGTCGGCTTATATACCCACTTTCCCGGAAACGTCTTTATGGGTTGCCAGTCAGAGTTGTGGAACTCCAAAACGAAGTGCCACTCCAAACCAAAACCAGTCCCGAGCCAAAGCTCACTCTTCAATCCCCTTTCGGCTCACACACATTATTTCTTTTTCATCACGACTCCTACTCCTTTCACTCAAGCATGCTGCCCGCCTACTATCAGTCCCGTAAGCGCAAGCAGGGACCCATTCCATCTTCAGCTATGGTTAAGCGTCCTCGATTTCGTCAGATGGCTCCTCGTACGTATGTGCGGAGACCCCAACGTGGAGAACCCAAGTATGTAGATGCTAATGCTCTCACAGCATTCGATGGCAATGGTTCCACTAATGCCTCTATTTCCTCTTTCGGTGGTATTGCCTGTGGCAGTGCTCTCTACCAGCGCATTGGCCGTAAGGCTACAGTCAAGTCCCTTGACTTCTCCTACCGCATCCAACCTGATATTCTCCCTGCATATGCATCTCGCATGAGAGTAGCCTTGGTCTACGATCGCGCTCCTACTGGTGTCATTCCCAACTATGGTGACATTTTCCAGTCTCTCTCCTCTACTGGTGCTGTCGTCACTGATGTCGAGTCTTCTGTCAATCTCAACAACAGAGATCGCTTTCGCATCCTCTACAACAAGATGCACATCACTGCTCAGATCGATGCTTCTGCTGCCGGTCTCGCCCCTGGTACTGTTTATCGCGGCAATGTCGATGTCTCCAACCTCATGAACAAGCGCTTCATTAAGTGCAATCTTCCTGTTGTCTTCAAGTCAGACGCAGACGGTCTCGCCGATATTTCTACTGGTGCTCTGTACCTTGTCTGCTTCGCCAGCAGCACTTCTTCATCACCTGGTTCCTGGTATGCTCATGTCAACATCCGTACGAAGTATCAGGATAATTAGGTAAGTATCACACACACTGCGAGTTTTTGTCCCTCAGGGTTTCTCGCACAAACATACAATGATCATATACATTCGAACTACTGCGTTCTGCGCCAGCGGCGCAAGCAGCATACCCAAGTGATGTTATCAAAAGTAAATTCGACGAAGTCCCGAAGGGACGTGAGGAGAATCTCGGCTTGCTCTGTATGATATAGGGGGAGGGGGGCACAGTATTACCCCCCCGACTTCTCTTACTCAACTTCTCTTACTCACCCTTGACTTAGTCAAGTTCAATAGGCTGGGCGTGAGATCCGATGCGTTGAGGAGCGAATGGATCGTAGATGAAATCGGAGTTCTGTTCGAGTACCTGAGTGTCAGGTTCGTCGCCAGCCTCTTCTTCTCCATGCATTTGCTTGTAGTGCTCTTCCATCTCTGCTGCACTCTGGATCTCCACGATGGAGTCCAGGCGCCTAAGGAGCTGAGCGTTCGGCTCGTTGTCCTTAGCGTACACCTGTTCTGGGTGCCAGATACAGGTGATCACGATGTGAGTTGCTCGCATCTGTCTCTGACCTCCCTTTACCTCCACCTGTCTCTCATATCTGTCGATGAGAGAGAGCATGTCAGTCAGAGGCCACCACGAGTCTCTAAAGTCATCCAGGATGAGTCCCTCGTGTGCATCGTACCCATCGAACCACTTAGTAGGTGTGTTCTTTGTGTATGTGTCTCCCTTGGGTGTGATCCTTCTCGCCATGCGACTCTTACCACACCCTGGAGGACCCCAGATCCAAGTCACCTTTGGCTTCACTGAGTCGTCTCTCGGCTCCTCATTGTACGTGAGGAACTTCTCCGCCACTCTGATCTGCTGCATGTTAGAGTGTTTAGTGACCTCACGCATACCTCCATCCATGGCCACTTGTCTGGTGTGATCCAGATCACCTCTCCATCCTTGGCGAGGTTCCTGTCCAGACATAAACAGGTT